TCGGCCAGCGTCCGACGGCGGAAAAGGTGCGCCTCGAGAAGATGTACATCAAGGAGAAAATCAACCAGTCGGAGCGCGTGCAGCTGTTCCTCGACAACGGCGGCGACCAGAACAGCATCACGCGCTTCGTCTTCGATGACGTCGCGCGCCTCTGCGAATCCGTGAAGACGCGCACGGAAGTCATGAAGTGCGAAGCCATCCAGACCGGCAAGGTGACGGTCAAGGAGAACAACGTCGCGCTCGAAGTCGATTACAAGGTGCCGTCGGCGAACAAGGGTACGCTCGATTTCACGAAGACGGCGGACATCCTCGGTCAGCTCCAGGCGCTCTGCGACAAGGCAGCGGATGCCGGCCAGAAGATCACGACGGTCGTCACGACGTCGAAGGTCATGCTCGCGCTCCGTCAGAACACGGCAGTGCAGAAGGCCGTGCTCGGCGTGAATGGCGAGGGCGTGTTCCTGTCGAACGCGCAGCTGACGAGCCTGATGCAGGCGCAGTTCGGCTTCAACCTCCGCGTCTATGATGAGCGCTATCGCTACGAGACGGCGAAAGGCGCGCTCGCAACGAAGCGCTACATCGACGAGGACAAATTCATCGGCATTTCGACGCTGCCGAACGGCGCTGCCGGTGTCGGCCTCTGGGGCGCGACGCCGGAGGAACTCGCAGCAGGCCCGTACACGGCAAAGAATGCGACGCAGTTCATCACGGCGGTTCGCTGGCAGGAGCCTGACCCTGTCGCGGTTTGGACGAAGGCCGCGGGCATCTTCATCCCTGCCATCCAGAATCCGAGCGGCCTGTTCATCAACACGGTCACGCTCGCGTAAGTTGCAAGGAGGCGCGTGGAATGGACGTCCGAACGCTCAAGATGTTGCTCGGCATCGACGGGGATGACACGTCAAAGGATGCGCTCCTGACGTTCGCACTCGGAAATGTCGAGGAGATCATCAAGAATTATTGCCATGTGAGGCGCGTGCCGGACGGCCTTTCCCGTACGGCGCTGCGCATGGCGGCAGACCTCTATCGAAATGAGGGGTTCGGCGGTGCTGAAGCTGGAAGTGGCAAGGCGACGAGCATCAAGGAAGGGGATTCGCAGGTGAATTTCGGCGGCACGTACGATGATGGGTTTGCCACGAGTCTGCTCAAGAACTACGAGCCGCAGCTTCGTCGCTACAGGAGGCTTTCTGGCTATGGGAACTGACGCACTCACAAAGGCCGCGCGCCGCGCGATGGAGAGAATGTACATCGATACGTGCAAGATTTCCGTGAACGTGAAGACGGTGGACGAAAAGACGCATGTCACGCGCCAGAAATGGACGGTGCTTGCAGAAGATGAGCCGTGTCGCCTGTCGTTCTTGTCGTTTCCTGCGAATGGCGAGTCGGATACGACGGACGCGATGATGCAGTCGGTGAAAATCTTCTTGCGGCCGGAGCTCGTCGTGCCTGCGGGCAGCCGCATCGACGTCACGCGCAGTGGTCGCACCGTAAGCTACAAGCGGAGCGGTGCAGTCGCACTTTACCCGACGCATCAGGAAATCGAGCTCACGCGCGCGGAGGAACATCCCTGATGGCGCGGAACGTCTTCCGCGACTTGCAGCGGAAGGTGCAGCAGGCCGCTTCTCCGCAGGAGATGGAAGACCTCTATCGTGACTGCTGCAAGGAACTGGCCGCGCGCTTCCTCCGCAAGGTGATGAAGCGCACGCCCGTCGGCAAGGGCTCGTTCGAAGTCAAACGCGACAAGGACGGCACGGTCAAGAAGTACCAGCGCGGAAAGAAGAAAGGGCAGGTCAAGCTGAAGCGGCTGACGAACGGCGGCACGCTGCGGCGCGGCTGGACGGCAAAGACCTACGAGGAAGCGAAGGATGGCAGTGCGCCAGACATCGCGACGGCGCTCGATGGGATGCAGGTAGCGCACAAGGGCAAGACCTACGAGATCCGCATCACCAACGTCGTGCCGTATGCGTCCTTCGTGGAGCTCGGGCATCGCCAAGAGCCTGGCCGATTTGTTCCCGTGCTCGGCAAGCGCTTGAAAAATGGCTGGGTGGAAGGGCAGTTCATGATGAAGATTTCCTCGGAGGAACTTGCCGCACAGGCCCCCGCCATCTTACGCAAGCGGTTCCAGTCGTGGCTCGAAGGGAGGCTCGACCAATGATACAGGGCATCAAGCAAGGCGTTCTCGATGCGCTTCATGCGCTGTATGGGGACGCGAAAACCTATCTCTACGATGAGGAAGAACAGGGCTTCGTGCCGGGGAGCTTCTGGATTGTCGAGCTCAGCGGCGCACAGGAGCAGGTCGTCGGACAGAGATACCTCCGCACGGAGCATCTCGACGTCCGCTACTATGGCACGGAGGAAGGCGGGACGGAAGAACTGCACGCCATCGCCGACGACCTCGCGAATGCGCTCGAATATGTGACGGATGACGCAGGGCTCATCCGCGGCGAGAATATGAACTATCAGATCGAGGACGGCGTGCTCCATTTCTTCGTGGATTACCGCATCCATCTGTGGAAGCAGAAGGAGAGGGTGCCGTACATGGAGACGCTCGAGCAGATTCAGCATGTGAAAGAAGGATAGACCTATGGCAGAAGCAGCGGCAAAGAAGCCGGACGCACCGACGTATCCTGTCGATACGCTCGCGGCTTCCAAACGTTTTGCAAATCGTCGGGACGCCGTCATCGTGGCGCTCGACCCAGAGAAGCAGTACACGCTTGACGAGGCAGAGAAAGTCATTGGTGCATGGCTCTCGCAGCCGGTCAAGGAAGCAGTCAACGGAGGTGGAAAGTAATGGCACTCGGCGGCGGAACTTGGATGTTCCAGAACAAGAAGATTCCTGGTACGTACATCAACTTCGTGTCGAAGCTGCGCGCATCGGTCAGCATCGCGGAGCGTGGCTATGGCACGATGCCGCTCGTGCTCGACTGGGGGCCTGTCGGCGAGGTCTTCACGGTGACGGCAGAAGATTTTCAGGAAACGTCAATGAAGTATTTCGGCTACGACTACACGAGCAGCAAGCTCAAAGGCCTGCGCGATCTCTTCATCAATCTGAAAGTCGGCTATTTCTACCGTCTCGACAATGGCAGCGCGAAAGCGACGGGCACGCTTGCAAAAGCGAAGTACCCAGGCGCGCGCGGCAACGACATCACGGTTGCCGTTGTCGCGGATGTCGATGATGCTGACACGTTTGACGTCATGACGTATATCGATGTGGACGGCGTCAAGACGGTCATCGACCAGCAGAAGAAGGTCAAGGGCTGGGATGACGTCAAGGACAATGATTATGTCGAGTTCATCCGCACGGCAGAGTTCGCGGCCAATGCTGGCGATACGCTGAAAGGCGGCACGAACGGCGAGGACATCACTGGCGTGCAGTATCAGGCGTATCTCGACGCCATCGAGCCGTATTATTTCAACTGTATGGGCTACGCGGGAACGGATGAGAAAATCCAGTCGCTGCTCATCCAGGCATGCAAGCGCCTGCGCGACAACGTCGGCAGCAAGTTCCAGCTCGTGGTCTACAACGCGAAGAATGTCGATTACGAAGGCGTCATCAACCTGAAGAATGCGGTCACGGATGCGGGCGAGAGTCCGGCATCGGCAGTCTACTGGCTGACTGGTGCCGAAGCTGGCTGCCTTGTGAATGCGTCGTGCACGAACAAGACGTACGATGGCGAGTTCACGATCAACACTCAGTACAAGCAGTCGGAGCTCGAGAAAGCGGTTGCCGACGGCATGCTGATGTTCCACTCGGTGACGGATCCGACGAATGGCGATGTCACGGGCGAGACGAAAATCCTCACGGACATCAACAGCTACACGGAGTTCACGAAGGAGAAGAACGACGACTTCTCGCTCAACCAGGTCATCCGCGTGCTCGACCAGATCGCGACGGACATTTCTGGCCTGTTCAATCGCCAGTATCTTGGCAAGGAGCAGAACGACGACGAAGGCCGTCTCGCACTCTGGGGCGACATTGTGGAGCTCCACAAGAACTACCAGCGCGTTCGTGCCATCCAGAACTTCAAGGCAGATGACGTGCCAGTCCCGAAACAGGGTGACACGAAGACGGCAGTCATCGAGGAATACGAAGTCCAGCCGACGTGCTGTATGGAGAAGCTCTATTTGCGCGTAGTCGTCGCATGAGGAAGGAGGAACTGAGACATGGCTGAAATCAATGCAATCCGTACGATGGAAGCCCGCGACGTCCTCGCGGCGAAGCTGGCAACGGCGACCATCACGGTGGACGGGAACCGCTATCTGCTGTTCCAGGCAAAGAACATCGAGGCGAAGTTCTCGAAGGTGAAAAAGGAAGTGCCAATCCTCGGCCGCATTCTGCGCGGCAACAAGGCGGGTGGCGGCAATGGAACGGGCAAGCTCACAATCTACCACAATACGGCACTGTTCGATGACATGATGAAGCGTTACAAGGACGATGCGGAAGACCTCTACTTCGACCTTCAGATTACGAACTTCGACCCGACGTCGCGCGCAGGCTCGCAGACCATCATCCTGCACGGCTGCAACCTCGACGACCTCGTCATCGCGTCGTTCGACGCGGACGGCGATTGGCTGGAGCAGGAAATCAACTTCACGTTCGAGGATTGGGAGACGCCGCAGAAGTTCACCCAGCTCGACGGCATGCAGTAACAGGAGGTAAGAAGACATGGCAGATGATCTCAAAGCATTCTTCGCGGAGAGCGCCATCAAGGCAGAAGAAGTCGAATATGTGGCATCGAAACGCTTCGTTGACGCGAAGCGCCAGCCGATTGCGTGGAAGATTGCACCCATCACGCAGGAGAAGCAGGAAGAACTGCTCAAGGAGTCCAAGAAGAAGGAGTACGTCCCAGGGACGCGCGACGTGAAGGTCACGACGGACAATGACCTCTTTGTCCGCCTGCTCGTCACGACGTGCGTGAAGTTCCCGAATCTCGACGATGCGGCCTTGCAGGACAGCTATGGAGCGGTCGGAGCACAAGACCTCATCGAGAAGATGCTGACGCCTGGCGAATATCTCGACCTTGCGAACACAGTGCAGCAGGTCTGCGGCTATGAAGTCGGCATGAGCGATAAAATCAAGCGCGCAAAAAACTGATTGTGGGACGCGACGAGGAAAAGGGAGAATTCTTCGCGAATATGGCCTATTTCGCCCTCGTCAAGTTCCACATTCTGCCACACGAGCTCCTTGCTTTGCCGAAGAACGAGCAGGCGTTCATCTTCGCCTGCATCAAGGTCTACATCCAGAAGGAAAAACAGGAGATCGACAAGCTGAAGGATAAGCACACATAACGTTTCAGGAAAGGAGGCGTGCGTATGGCGACCATCGAACAGGCTATTGCTCTTTCCGATGGCGTCAGCGGTCCGCTCAAGAAGATGGCGTCGGCGGCTGGAAATGCTGCTGACCGATTCGACCATCTCGTCTCGCGCATCACGGGCGTACAGGCGACTGACCGATCGCTCAGCGTGACGGCTGCAACGACCGACCGCATCACATCGGCTGCGGCGAGCGCCGCGACGGCCATGGGACGCATGGCGGAGACGTCTGCCAATGCCGCAGAGAGGGCTGGAAAGCTCGCATCACAGGCGTCTGGCATCGAGCGCGTGGCACAAGCCGCGACGGATGCCGCCAAGGACATGCAGCGCTTGCAGACAGAAGCCGAGAAAGCCTCGGGCGCTGTGGCGAATGTCCGTGCGGCACCAAAGATGACGGAGACAACTGCGAAAGCACAGGCCGCGCCATCTGTCATCGTGTCGTCTCCATCGGAAGGCGTTACGACGCGCTACGTGACAGAGCTTGCGCAGCAGGCAACGGTCGCAGGGGCGGCCGTCTCTGCGGCTGGGAAGGCAGGAGCGACAGGCATGGTGGAGGTTTCAACGTCTGCCATGGCGGCGGCGAACGGCGTCCGAAAAGTAGGAGATGCTGCGACGAAGGCCGCAGAAGAAACGTCGGCTGCTGGCACAAAGACACTCGGAATCTTTGACAGCATGCGCGCGAAGGCGTCCGGCGTTGTCGGCTCGATCAAGGCGAATGTCATGAGCCTCGCCGGCATGTTCACGGCGTTCTTCGCCATGGACACGCTCACAGGCATGATGAACAAAGCCATTTCAGCAGCAGGCGCACTCGGTGGCGCGGAGCTCAAGCTCAAAGTCATCATGCAGCAGCGCACGGGCGCGACGATAGAGGACATCGACGCCATCAAGCAGCTCATCGGAGCCCAGCAAGAGCTCGGCGTCGTCTCGCGCACGACACAGACGGCTGGTGCCCAGCAGCTCGCGACGTTCCTTAACGAGAAGAACAGCCTGCAATCGCTGATTCCTGCCATGAACAATATGCTAGCCCAGCAGAGAGGCGCGAATGCGACATCGGAAGACGCGATTGCTGTCGCGAACATGATGGGGCGCGCGCTCATGGGCAACGTCGGTGCGCTCACGCGCTGCGGCGTCACGCTCACGGAAGAGCAAGAAAACATGATCAAGTACGGCAACGAGCAGCAGCGCGTCGCCGCGCTCGCGCAGGCCGTCACGGACAACGTCGGCAACATGAACGCCGAAATAGGCAAGACGAAAGGCGGGCAGGCCGCACAGGCGATGAACCGTGTAAATGACGCGCTCGCGGAAGTCGGCAAGAAAGTCTCTGGCGCGACGAAAGACCTCAAAATTGCAAGTGCGGGTCTTCAAATCGGTGCTATCCAATTGTTTGGCGGCGCACTCGTCATTGCAGCCAATGCGGCGACATTCCTCGCGAATGCCGTCTCGTCGTCGTTTGCATTCATTACGAGTTTCGTCGCATCAAATATCGGCATCCTTGAACCGATTTTAGCAGCAATCCTCGCAGCGCTCATCGTGATGAACGCTCAATCTGTCATCACGGGGCTCAGCGCTATGTGGGCTTCCGCTGTTGCGACAGCGGGGGCAATTGCTCACGCGGCGGCGAGTGCCATTGAGACAGCGCAGATTATCGCCTTGACGATTGCGCAGGAAGGATTGAATGCGGCCATCGCCATGTGCCCGATTTCGTGGATCGTCATGGCCATCGTCGCGCTCATCGCAGTGTTCTATCTCGCGATTGCCGTCGTGAACAAATTTGCTGGTACGAGCATCAGCGCGACGGGATTGATTTTCGGTGCGTTCGCTTGGCTCGGCACGTCCATCATGAACATCGTGAAGTTCGTTGCGAACGGCTTCATCAAGTTCGCGAATTTCCTTGGCGGTCTGTTCCATGACCCCGTGACGGCCATCTACAACTTGTTCGCCGACATCTGGAATGGTGTCGTCGATCTCGTCGCGCAGGCGGTCAACAGCATCATTGACATGGTCAACGAGATTCCAGGCATCGACAAGGTGCTCGGACATGTTGACCATGTCGAATATCAGGCCATGGTGAAACGCGAATATGCAGACGGTTATACCAGCACGCCGAAGACGTTTGAATATGGGGATGCGAACTTCAACGCTGCACAGGCATATGAGGCAGGGAAAGGAATCGCAGATGCTATCGAGTCCAAGGTGCAGGGGGCTGCGGATGCGCTGAAGAAAGCTGGAGAGATTGCAGGCAATACTCCAGGTGCGCCAGAGACTCCAGTCCCGCCGACGGCAGAGCCACTCAACATGGACGACATCAATGCCGGCAAGTCCCCATCTGACCATGTCGGAAAAATCAAGGATAACACGGACAAGATTGCCGATGGCGTCCAGCAGATGAACGAGAAGATTGACATGACGGAGGAGGAAATGAAGGAGCTCCGCGATATGGCGCTCCAGTCTACTATCACGAACTGGCAGGACAATCATAAGATTGACATCCACATCGACCAGACGAACCAGATTTCCTCCGACAGAGACGTCGACGGCATGACGAGCGACCTCGTCGAAGGCATCCGCGAAGCCATTGACACGCACGCAGAAAGGGCGGTGATGACCTGATGTATTACATGTATCTCGGCAGTATGCAGATTCCGATTCCGCCGCCGTCTCTTACGACGAAGATCGGCAGCCGGAACAAGACGTATGAGCTTCTGGAAACGGGCGAGGTCAATATCATCCGTTCCTCGAAGCTCACGGAAATCTCGTTCCGCTTCATGTTGCCGAATACGGATTATCCATTCTCTCAGCAGAAATCTGGCGGGCTCGGCGGTTCGCTTCTCACGTCGCTCATGGGCGGGAGCAACGGCCTTGCGCCTTCGCTCATTTCTTCGCTCAAGGAGCTCAAGACGAGCGGCGATCCGACGCGCTTCATCCTCGTGCGCATGAAGCAGAATGGCGGCTTCATCAACATGATGAACATGCAGGTCACGCTCGAGGACTACAGCATCGAGGACAACGCAGAAGAAGGCTATGACCTCTATGCGAATGTCACGCTCAAGCGCTATGTGGAGTTCGGCACGAAGAAGCTGCAAGTCCAGACGGATGCGAGCGGCGCAAAGACGGCGAAGGCTGTCAGCCCGCGCTCGACGGTCGGACATGATTCTTTCGTATCGACAGGCACCATCGGGAAAGTATCAAGCGGCCAGACGCTGGCACAGTTTTCCAAGAAGATGCTCGGGAACGCGATGTACTGGCCGCAGCTGGCGAAGTTCAACAAGATTGTCATCCCTGCCGTGCTGAAAGCTGGCACGAGCATCAAAATGTCGCCGCTCTCGCCGACATCCATTCCTGGAACAGTCGGCGGCGGTTGGGGAGGCGCCATTCCTTCCAACCGCAGGCGCGCTGGCTCTGGTGACATCCTGTCGATTCCAGGGGCGGTGCTGTACTGATGGCAGAAGAAACAACCAACACGCAGGGGACAGAAAGCAAGACGTCTTCGGCGTCTACATCTTTCGCCACGCTCGCGCCGTTTCATCCCGCGTACCAGCTCGTTATCCGCAACAATCATGCGAACGAAGAAAACACGGGGCAGAGCGGCTCGAAGGAGCAGACCACGACGGAGCAGCCCGGCGAGGCGAAGGAGCCAGAGAGCGGCGGGCAGGATGCGAACTACTTTCTCGTCGATCCCATCGGAGACGTCACGCTTTCGCGAGAGCGGAAAATCGCGCCTGCAAAGCTCACGTTCAAATCATTCGCCGACGGGCTCGATGTCAAGGAAGGCAACGCCTGCGAGTTCAGCGTCGATGGCACGAAGGTGTTCAAGGGCTTTCTTTTCGCCATCAAGCGCGGAGAAGATGGCGTCAACGAGTATACGTGCTATGACCAGCTGCGCTATCTCAAGAACAAGGACTGCATCGTCTATCGACAGAAGACGGCGGCGGACGTGCTCAAGCAGATTTGCAGCGACTACGGCCTCACGATGGGGGACATCGCTAACACGCAGTACGAGATTCCGCTCCGCATCGAGGACAACAAGACGCTCGCCGACATCTTGCAGCATGCGCTCGACGAGACGCTCGTTCACACGGCGAACCATGACCTGTATTTTCTCTATGACGATGCAGGCAAGGTCACGCTCCAGCCGCTCGATAAGATGAAGCTCGATGCTTATATCGACGCTTCGCAAGTCCACGGCTACACGTACGCGACGTCCATCGACAAGGACACGTATGATGTTGTGAAGGTCGTGCGCGAGGCTCCGGGCGAGCAGGGAAAGAAGCTCGTGCGAACGGGACTCGTCGTCGATGAAGACCATATGAAAGAATGGGGACGGTTGCAGTACCTCATGCGGCCGGACAACAAGCAAGTGAACGCGATGGATCGCGCCAAGCGCATCATCACGATGAAGAACCGCAAGACGCGGGACATCAAGCTATCTGGCGTGCTCGGCGATGTGCGCGTGCGCGGCGGGAGCCTCCTGTACATCGACATGCAGTTTGCCGACCAGTCGCTCAAGAATTATTTCGTCGTGGACAGTGTCACGCATCATTTTGCGGAAGGGCTGCACACGATGGATCTTGCCATCTTCTACAATGAGAAGCCTGGCAAGTACACGGTCAAGGAGGACAGCGACCGTGCCGTGCTCCAGCAAATCAAGGAAGAGGAGGAACGGAAGAAGCAGAGCCGCAAGGCGAAAAAGACGGGCGTTGCTTCGACCGACCCGACAGGGCTGCCATCTGGGAGCACGTACATCAACACTGGTCGTCCTGGTGTCGATGGTGCGATTGCGCGTGCCAGCGTAAAGTACAATGTCTCGCAGGAGACGCTGCACAAAATCGTCATGCGCGAGAGCGGTTACGATGGCTCGGCGGTTTCGACAGATGGCGCACATTTCGGCTGCATGCAGATTTCGCAGGACATAGCGAACGAATATGGCTGTTCGGACGTCTTTGACTACGAGCAGAATATCGATGCTGGTGCGCATTACTACAGCGACCTCTTGCAGCAGGCCGGCGGCGATGAGCGCACGGCGCTTGCCATGTACAATGGCGGCCCTGGCAGTCCGAATTACTCCTATGCGGACAACGTGCTCAGCACGGCAGTTGATGGGAGCTACACGACGATTGTCGCGAAGTCGTATTACCAGTACAACGGCGACGGCTATGGCGGTGTCGATCCAGAGCAGGTACAGTCTGGATTTGATGCTGTCGGCGGTTCGAGCCCTGGCGAAGGCTATCGAAGCCCGTATGGTGCGAATGGATGCGTCGATGTTGCGCTCAAGGCGACGGCGTATGCAAATCCAGATTGCGCGGAGCTTTCGCGCGCTGGCGTGTCGGATGTTCCGTCCATGTGCCAGCAGATGGAAGCGCGCGGCTATACGGTCGAGCCGTATGACGGCATCGTGAAGAAAGGCGACTTGCTCATCTACGGCGATTACGACCATGTCACGGTCGCGGATGCGGCCGGCGGCTGCTTTGGAAATTCGTCATCGCTCGGCTATCCGAAACATTACGACGACCTTGCGTATGCGTGGAGCAATACGCCGACGTATCCAAATTACGTGATTCATCTCGACAAGAGCTGAGGAGGCGGAATACATGGGAAGCAGCAACGACTACAGCCGGCTCGTCGGACTCATCCAAGAAATCTGCGCGAACAGCATGGACGCCGCCAGTCTTTCCGATGTCGTGGTGGGAGAGGTCACGAGCGAGAGCCCGCTCTCCATCCGGCTCGAACAGGGCTTGGAGCTCCCAGAAGAATCCATCCTGCTCACGAAGAATACCTGTCTTTGGAGCGTCGATATGACGGTGGCGCACAAGACAGACCCTGCGGCTGGAGGCAGCGGCTACGCGGAATACGCATCGCATACGCACGGCTATACAGGGACGAAGACGTATCTCGTCCACAACGAGCTCAAGAGCGGCGACAAGGTCTATCTCCTGCGCATCAGCGGCGGGCAGCAGTACATCGCGCTCGACCGCTGCTACAATCCAGACAGGGGGTGTTCTGATTGAGCGAATCCTTCTTGCCCGAGTCCTCTGGCGAGGTCTTTCCCGACCTCTCGACGGGCTCGGAAGCATCCAAGACCTTTCACATCGCCTATGAGCGCGAGAACCAGTTCGCCTGCATGGTGGACGAGCTCGACGCGATGAAGCAGGCCATCTACAAGATCATCAATACGGAGCGCTACGAGTACATCATTTACTCGTGGAACTATGGCATCGAGCTTGCCGATCTGTTCGGAAAGCCGGTGCCTTTTGTGTATGCGGAGCTCCCTAGGCGCATCACGGAGGCGCTCATGCAGGATGACCGCATTCTCGCAGTAGATAATTTCCGCATGAGCTACAACAAGAAAGGCGACGTGCTCGCGGAGTTCACCGTGCACACGATTTACGGAGATGTAGACGCATCAAAGGGGGTGAGTGCAAGTGTATGAATCCATGACAGCGGACAATCTCGAAGCACGGATGATGACGCGTGTCAATCCGTCGCTCGACAAGCGCGAGGGCTCGATCATCTACGATGCGACGGCACCAGCCGCGATGGAGCTTGCAGAAGCGTACATCATGGCACGCGTCATCCTGAAACAGGCGTTCATCACGACGGCCGACCGCGACTTCCTCGCGCTGCGTGCGGCCGAGTATTCCATCTATCCGACCGACCCGACAACGGCAGAAGTGCTCGGCGAGTTCAGCGAGGACGTACCGCTCGGCACGCGCTTCACGTATCCTGCGACGGGCTTTGTATACGTCGTGAAAGCGCAGATTGACGCTGCAAAGCACACGTACAAGCTCGTCTGCGAGACAGCAGGCGCGGCAGGAAATGACTGCATCGGCGACATCCTGCCCGTCACGAATCTCACGGGGCTCAAATCGGCAAAGATCATCGAGCTCATCACGCCAGGAGAGGACGAGGAAGACACGGAAGTCTTTCGTGCGCGCGTCATCCGCGAACTCAATTCCAAGGCGTTCGGCGGCAATGGCGACGATTACAAGGAGAAAGTGCTCGCCATCAACGGCATCGGCGGCGTGAAAGTCTATCGCTGCTGGAATGGCGGCGGCACGGTCAAGCTCGTCATCCTCACGACGGAGTACAACACGGCGAGCACAGAGCTCGTCGCGCAGGTGCAGGAAGCTATCGACCCGCCGCCGCAGGGCAAGGGCTATGGCCTCGCACCCATCGGCCATACCGTGACTGTCGTTTCCGCGACGGCCGTGCCAGTCGATGTTGTGGCAGAAGTGCTGCTGAAAGACGGATATACGACGGATGACATTTTCGCAAAGGCGAAGGAGAGCGTCGGAACGTACCTTCAGAAGCGGCGCAAGGACTGGGCAGACGAAGGCGACCGCGAGCATCTCGTCATCCGTGCGGCCTTCATCCTTGACGCCATCCTGAACACGCCGCTCGTTGAAGATGTCACGAACGTCACCATCAACGGCGCAACGGATCACATTTCGCTCGCATCGGAGGAAGTTCCGACACTCGGCACGCTGACGCTGAAGGCGGTGAGCACATGAGTGAAGACCGCCTCGAAGGCATCGAACGCATCATCAACATGCGCCAGTACCTGACGCCGGTCAGCCGCGACAACAAGGACATCCAGTCCGTCATGGACACGGAGACCGTCGAATTTCAAGAGCTCTGGAACGCGCTCTGCGACTGCTTCAACAATGTCTATGTGAAGTACATGATGCAGTACGGCCTGTCGCAGTGGGAGAGCATCTACAAGTTGCATCCGCATGCAGACGAGACGTATGCAGACCGTCGCAAGCGCATCCTAGCCGCCTTTGCAGGGACGCGTCCGTACACGCTGCGGAAATTTCGGGAAATGCTCGACACCATCTATGGCAAAGGCACGCTGACGCCAATCGTGGATGGCAACAAGTACCTGTTCAACATGCAGATCAACTGGGACTTCGACAGCCGCCTCGACAATCTCCATGAATTCGTTGAGGAAATCGTGCCAAAGAATCTTTTGATTCTGTACACATACTTTTTCATTCCATGGGACGAGGTTGGCGACATCGACGATGATTTCACGACGAGCATCGACGTCAGCCCGGCCGTCGCCGACGAATACCCGTGGCCAGGGCGCCGCCTCGACGGCACATGGACGCTCGGCGGCAGGCGGCATCTTGACGGGGAGGACAGGATCGACGGCTCTTGGAAGCTCGACGGCCGCAAGGATGGCCTTGTCACGCTCGACGGCGGCGTCGAATCGCTCGTCGTGTCGTGCATCCAGTTCCTCGGAGGCTCGCTCAGCGATACGTTCGGCAGGATGACGCGCAAGCTCGACGGTTCATGGATGCTGAATGGAGAGAGCCATCTCGGCTTCGACGAGCTCCCGTTCGACGCAGGCGGCCGCATCACCGTGCGCGAGCGCCACTATCTCGACGGCAGCTGGAAGCTCGATGGCGGAGAGCGTAGCCTCCTCGACGGCACGATCCCGCTGGACGGCCGCTTCCGGCTCGATGGCGGCGGGCGAAAGCTTTCGTCGCATGCCTGGACAGACGTGATCGACGGCGCAAAGACGAACACCAAGCCGAAGAAGCTCCTGCCGACGAAATGGACGCATCCGAAATGGGTGGAAGAAGCCGACGCCAGCGACGCGCTCTCCGTCTGGAAGACGCTCAAAGGCATCAACGCCAGCGAGGACACGGCAAGGAGCATCGGCCTCGACGAAGGACAGCCGCTTGACGGCAGCTGGACGCTCGGCGAGAATGCGACACCGCTTGACACGTCTGGCGAACTGGAAATCAAGAGACTCCATCGCCTCGACGGCACATGGAAGCTTGACGGCGGCGAACGCCTGCGCCTTGGCGGCGCGTTCCGTTTGGATGGTACACACGATTTAAGACAAAGGGGGAATCGTCTTGCGATTCGAAGAACACACGCCCGCATCTAGCGGCGTCGCCTTGCGCGAAGCGCCGATGGAAGTCCACGGCGCGATCTCGTTCGACGTCGTGAAGAAGGGCAAGGTCATCAGCCACTACGAGAACCACAACCTCATCACGACGCTCGGACGCCAGAGGATGGCGGAGCTTTTAGCAGGGCTCTCGACCGGCTGCGTCACGCACGTCGGCGTCGGCACGGGGAGCACGGCCGCGACCGTCGATGACACGGGACTCACAGACGCCGTGCTCACACCCGTCACGAGCGCGACGGCCGATGGGAAGGTAGCACGCTTCAACTTCGTCATTGACACGAAGACGGCCAACGGGCTCAAAATCTGCGAGTTCGGCCTGTTCTGCTCGGACGGAGCGATGTTTTCCCACCGCACGCGCACGGGCATCATCGAAAAAGCCAATGACATCGAGATCAACGGCTACTGGGAAATCCGTTTCTAACGCAAAGGAGGAACACATATGCCGAATGACAGCACGCGGCGCAACATCACGGAGACATCCGAATGGACGCCGGGCATCTACCAGCTGGAAGAAAACGACGTCGCCGAGGCAGGCCCCGACGGCATCCTGAACCAGCCCATCAAAGACCTCGCAGCCCGCACGAACTACCTCAAAAAGCTCATCACGGAGCTGCAGCCCACCGTCCCCGGCACGGAGAAGTACGACGAACTTCTCGAAAAAATCAACGCGCTCGACACGGCGAAAGAGAACAACCGCATCAATCACCTCGAACGCCTCATGGCAAATGCCTACCTCGCGCTCGAGATGGCGAAGATTGACCCGGACGGGTACGACAACATGCTCATCGAGACGTTTGACGGCAGCGCCGAGGAAATCGACCAGATCACCGTCAATGTCACGTCGGTCGTGTCTGGCGACGACAGCATTGACGTCGAAAGCAGCAGCGGCCTCATCATTGGCGCTCACTACCAGCTCACCGATGGCGAGCGCACGGAGGAAGTGCAGATCAAGTCCATCGCTGTGTCCGGCAAAATCAACCGCGTCAAGCTCGAATCGGTTGTGAAGAACCAGTACAACGAAGGCCGTGCAACGCTCTATCGCTCGTCCACGGCGATTTATAACGGTCGCGCCTACGGCGGCGGCAATGTCCGCACAGACGAGCTGACGGATTGCGCGAGCGCGTTCAGGGGTTCCAATACGAAGGTCGAGCTCACGAAGAGCATCGACTACAGCGACCCGTCCTCGTTCACGCTCAAGGGCGCTCATCTGAAAGATGGCGTGCTCGTGATGGGTGGCGCCGCATACGGCGTCGCGTTCAACGCTGCTGGCTCGACCTACGGCGATTGGAGACGTGTCAACAGCGAGGGTGACAATCTCGCGCAGGATGACCTTTCGGAGGAGGGATAACTCATGGCTCTTGATTTCACGAACGCATGGCCTTTCAACAAGATGGTCGAGCAGACGGCAGACGGGCAGGCGATGGTCTACATCCCGAAGATGTACGTCAAGAACGAGAAGCTGCCGGACACGGCGACGTATGCGGGGAAGTACGCATACCTCATCGCGCCGGACAAGATTGATGATACATGGCACGTCCATCCAGCCTTCATGAACAATGGCAAGGAAATGTCCGGCGTGCAGATCGGCAAATACCTTGCGTCGAAGGACAGCAGCGGAAAAGCGGCATCCATCAAGGGCGCTACGCCTTGGACGTCCATCACGAGAGACACGGCACATTCACTCGGCTCGAACCGCAACGTATCGGGCGGTACGGGTGAGAAGACCGGCTGGCACATGTACAACATCTACGAGCATCATCTCATCGCCCGCCTCATGCTCATCGAGTACGGTTCGAGCAACCTCCAGACGCTGCTCACGGGCTCGGACAGCGGCATGGATGCAAAGTACCACGGCATCGAGATGGTCTGGGGCGGCGCGAGCTACGGCGAGTGGTTCGACGGCATCGACACGCTCGGCAGCGGCAATACCATTCGCATCTTCAAGAATGATGGTTCGCAGACTTATGTCGATACCGGCCTTAATCCTTGCGGGAACGGCTACGTAAAAGATGTTCTTCACAACAAAGGCACGAATTACGACCTCGGAGACGTCTTCCTTGCCGCATCCGTCGATGGCACACAGGCGAATGGCTCGTTCGGCGATTACCAGTGGTTCAACGGGGGTTACGTCTTCAGCTCGTATTGGGGTGGCGTCGCGTCTTACGGCCCGTTCGACCTGAACGGCAGCAGCACGAGCGACGCGAACAGCAGCCTCGGGTTCCGCCTCGCAAGATATGTCGAGTGATGAGCGGTGCGTGTCGCGTGACGTTCAGCGCGGTAGCGCTGAACAATCCTCGTACGGCGCACCAAGGAAAACGCTTGTAGCGAAAATCAATGAGTTTGTGCGCTACACGCAGATCGCCACAACAAACTCGAACTACCCGCGCTCGCAACGATTTTTGATGTGTCAAGATACACAACGGAAATCATGGGAGCTTTTAGACCTCGCGATACGATGCATGAAAGGATATATGCAGAAATCCACGCTGAACAGCATGGATATTTTGATTGAGGAAATGCGATGGCGCATCCGCGATTCGTATGAGCTCGAATACATATCCTTACACCGATACACCGTATGGTCAAAGAAACTTGACGAGATTGGCCGAATGGTCGGCGGGTGGATTAAGAAGAAGTCCAAAGAGTGACTCTGAAATTGTATTTTGGGCATCGGTTTGCACCAGTGGTTCAACGGGGGTTACGTCTTCAACTCGAATTGGGGTAGCAACGCGAATTACGGCCCGTTCTACCTGAACAACAACAGCACGAGCAACACGAACAGCAGCCTCGGGTTCCGGCTCGCAACTATCTCGTATGCGCAGAAGTCTTGCGGCAGAGCTCGCAAGTCCAGTCGCCGATATAATTGGGACTGGTGTCCATCCTCCAACAAAGGAAAACAGACGAAAGGAATGGCGCGACTAGTACGGCCGAAGAGAAAGGCCAAAACGCGGCGCTATTAGATTCATCATGCCAAAAACGCACAACCACCTATTCGACGAAATCACAAGCTATGAAAACCTCTATCGGGCGCTCCATGACGCCGCCCGCCACAAGCGGTATCACACAGACGTCATCGGCATTCTTTTTAAGCAGGAGGAAACAATCGAGCAACTTCATTCAGAAATGAGGAACGGCTCATGGTTTCCATCCGGCTATCGAGAATTCATGTGCAAGACAGAAGTGAAGCGGAGAATCATCCACGCCCCCGACTTCCGCGACCGCATCGTGCACCACGCCATCTGTGGCATCGTCGCGCCGCTCTTTCTCCCGAAGTTCATCGCTGATTCCTACGCGGTGACGCCAGGGAAGGGGACACATCGCGCCGTGCATCGCGTTCAAGGATTCTTGCGCGAAGCAGGAAAAGAAGGAGCTCCAGTATACGTCTTGCAATGCGACATCCACCACTACTATCAGAGCATCCGGCACGAAATCCTCTTTGAGCAAATCAAGAGGACGATCCGCGACAAACGTGTGCTGGAACTATGGTGGCGCATCATCGACGGATTCAACGGTGATACGGGCGTCGGCCTACCCATTGGGGCTCTCACGTCGCAGCTTTCAGCGAACATCTACCTCAACGTGCTCGATCATTTTGTCAAAGAATGCATCGGCTGGAAGATGTATCTGCGCTACATGGATGACTTCATCCTCATTGGAAACGACAAGCGAAAGCTGTGGTCGGCGCTGGCCGACATTCGATGGCTGCTTGATACAAAGCTGCGGCTGGAACTCAACAGCAAGACGGCGCTCTATCCTGCTTGCAGAGGCATCGACTTCGCAGGCTATCGGACGTGGACGAATCACGTCCTGCCGCGCAAGCGAAATGTCAAAGCCGCGAAGCGGAGGTTTTCAAAGCTATCAAAGGATTTTTCCGAATGGAAAGTTGACTATGACGATGTACATCAGCGTGTCGCGTCGTTCCTCGGCTACATGAGCCATTGCAACGGCCACGATACCGCAGCATCGACGCTCGAACGTCTGAAACTACATCGCAACCACTTGGACACCGACTAAGGAGGAAACAAGCATGGCAACCAAACAGAGTTTGCTCATCAC